GGAGCGTGTAGCAGTTTGATGATTAATCGAATAGAATGGGTTAGCATACGTATTACTTTTACTGTCTTTGATTGAATATACATTTTGAATCATAATTTTATTTTGTTTTGGTTAGATATATAAACGTCGTGTTTATGTTGTTGTTATTAGTTTGCTGACATTAAAATGTCAACTATAGAATTTACTGCGTCTGGAGACAATGCTCCACCCGTGAATGCTAATACTATTAGTAGCAACAATTTAGGGTTAATTTTACTAGTTAAAATTTTACATATTATTTTCATAGATTTCTGTTCCATTGTTTTAGTTCTAGTTCTCTACATAGTTCTTTTGCATATAAACGGTTAAGATCCTCATAATCTGGATCGTCTTTTGCTCGTTTTACTCGATTTGCTTTTACTCGTTCCAGTTGGGACTCATTTACGACTTTCATTAAATTGTCGTAGTATGTAGGTGGTTTCATTTTTTTATTGTTGATGATAATATAATCATCTCGATATATCTCATCTTTATACTTATCGAAATAAGTATGACCGATACCCGGTCTTCTACTCATTGTAGTGTATTCTGGTACTCGTCCTTGATAGAACTCGTCTTGTGTAGGGTAGTCTTCAGGGCTACCTTTTGATTTGTTATATAACTTTGTACAATATCTTGCCACATATGCGGCAGTATCAAAGTTTGCTTCTGACACCATTGCATCGCCTTGGTCTTGCCAAGCCTTACTTAATATTTCCGAACTAAACTGGGGATGTCCTAGTTTGCTTCGTCTAGTTTCTTTTTTGTCTGGGAAATCATACCCAAACAATATTGCGTGGTGATGTGGTCTACTAAATTTTTCTCCATATTCACCACAATGAAAATACCTTATTTTCTTACCAGTATTCTTACGAAGACGTTTCATAAATTTTTGAAAGTCTTTTTTTATTAACGTATAGTTTTGTAGAGGGTCTTGTAATTTTTCATCGTCGAAAGTGAGAGTGATAAAACAGTTATCTTCGTGTTCTCTCATTTCTTCTACACATCTAATAGCCCATTCTTTTGACTTGTGTAACCTACAACCGATGCATTGTCCGCATCGAAGATTAACTTGTAGGTCCACAAATCCTTTCTTTGGGTTAAAAGTGATTCCTCCATCTCTAGTCCTATAGGCTATTAATGGTTTGTAACATTGCATTAATTATAATCGTGTACCGCCACGCATTACATAATCAAAAGTGTTCTTTTTGTGTGTTAAACTAGCTGTTTTACTAAAAAGCCTTTTTGAACCTTTGCGTGTCATATTTTTTCTGTATCTCATTATTTATTCCCTTTTCGTTTTTTAGGATTGCTTCTACTACTATAGTTATTTGTAGGTTTTTTATAATTTTTCTTATGATGGTCGTGTGCCATCTTTAATAAAGAACCAGTTGTTATTGCTGTCCCTACGGGACCAGCAATCCTAGGTAATATTTTAGTTAATGTTTTTGCAGTTGGTGAGAATAATTTCTTTGGTGTATTCAAACGGCCTTTACTGTCCATTGTTACAGTTTTAGCCGTGTTTGGTAACTTTGGCATTTTTTCTATGCCTTTACCTTTACCTAATCTTTTATTAATCTGATGTGTAATATATGCTGTTCCAGCTGCTGATGTAGCAACTGATGTTGGATTTATACCAACTTGTTTTAATGCGTCAAAAAACTGTAATATTTTTGAATCATTAATCATAGTATTAGTTTCAGTTGATCTTTTAATAGATTCGGTTGTTGCTTTCGCTTGCATTGCTGATGTCACTGGAGAGACAAAGTCAGCTTTTGGTGGCATTGAACCAGTGGGGGTTGATGCACCCCCTTTACTGGCAGCCAACATAGGATTAATTCCCGCTGCTTTCATATCTACCACGGCTCTTTGGTAAGCCGTATTAGACATCCGCTCTTGAAAATCCATTTGGCGTTGAGAAGCTCTTCTATCTGAGCGTCTGCCAAATAATCCTCCTAATAATCCTCCTACTACTGGATCCATTTTTATAGGTGGTCTATAAGTCCAGGGACTGAATATGTAGGCATTGCTCTAGCACTGCGTACTTCAATATGAGAATCCAATAAGATATGTGGCTCGTTAGTTACTGCTACTAATCTGTCTAGTGGTGGATTATCTTCAATAAATGTACTACTTAATGTTGGTAAATTAGCAAAATCTTGTGATAAATGCCATACATCTAGTGATCCAGTTGCATCTGATCTGAATTTACCAGTAATCTTTGATGGGTAATATCTATATTCTGCCCATCTCTCTTGATATCCGAATACATCGTCATCAGCTGATGTGCCTTGAGCATAAATTTCTTTATTAAGAATTGATTGCTCTCCTAAGTGTGCCAAGGTTGGCCAATAATAGTCGTATTTAGTACGACGTGAGAACATACGGTTAATGCCCTTCTGATAGGTCAAATCGGCTCTTACAGAGGCTAATCCAATGATTATACCGTGTTCTGTGAATGACTTAGTAAATCCGTCATTAGTTTGTGCTACTGTACCGAATCCAGCAAGAGTACCTTGTGGAGTCATTGCTTGTGAATAACCGCTTGCGGATGTTGTTGAACTAGTTTGTGCGATTGGTGTAATATCAATACGTGATGTACGTCCGCCTAAGAATTCTGGACGCTGTAATCTTGCGTCTGGGCTAATTACATTGAAATGTGATCTTACAATCTCTGTGTATCGTGTACCGCCACGGGCGTCTTTTTCTGCAAGACGTTGTAGTTGGAATGCTTGTCTTAATGAATTAATTGTAGCTGCAGTAGCAGTTGATAAGTCAGCTTCTAGTCCAGTTGTTGAACCAAATGTGATTGCATCTGGAGAAGTTGATCCATTAGCGGGTGATGTTCTAAGACCTAAGTTTGATGTATTGACTAATGATGCGTTTGTAATTCCACTTGCATCACTAATTAATACAGTATCTCCAGTTGATACTACTGGAGCTGACGTACCTAGTGGTAATTCTACTCCCGGTCCTTTTTGTGGCCAGGGTAATGCTGATGTAAAATAATCGTGTCTTTTACCTCTTGATAAAAGATTATAATCTGATAGTGAGTCTCCGCTATCGCCTTTATTTACTGTTACTGAATCTTGTAAGTTCTCGTCTCTGTACCATTGGTTCCATATCAAGTTGTAACTCCTAAAAAATAATGAGTTAGCATCTGTTTGAACTCC